TTTGCCGCACTGTGATTGTAACTGAATGTTGCTGTGTCTGCCACAGACACATTTGCTTGATCAAAATGCACAAAATCTACATCAAATTCCACTGTTTCTGATATCACATATATTTCTGCAGTTGCATTGCCTGAACTGTCAACACTGGCAATACCATATGCTGGTTTTACTGTGCCTGATGTTGAATTAACTGTATAGTGTAAGTTATCGCCTTCTGGTAAAACAGTGCTAATGGTCAACACACCTTCATTTGTGCTACCTGTGCTGGCAGGATTCAAATCAAATGTGTTTATGTTACCGTTTGTGAATGCATTTGATGTTGCATAAACAGTTGAACTGTTGCCATCTGATATTTGGAACTCAATGTCGAGTCCATTTGTGAATGTTGCTAGGCTCACAGTGTTTGAATTACCACCACTGTCAAAAGGCATGTCTTTTGAACCCACTGTATTGATGAAATAATTGTTTCCTACATTTGCTTGTAACACCATTGTGGGTTCTGTGGTCAAATCAGTGTTTGCAGTGAATTCATAACTGCCATCACCATTGTCTGTTTGTGTTACAAATTGAAAATCAGGAAACTGTGCAGGTGTAGCAGTTCCTTCTGGTTGATTTCTTGTAAAGCCAAATCTTCTACTCATTTCTACTCCGGTCTAGTTGGCCATGTTACATCATCTTTGCTGGTGATTGCACCTGAAAAACTGGCTGGCAAGTCACGCAATGCTTGTCTATATGTTTGCCATTCTGCTTTCTTTGCATCACTGAGAGGTGAGTCTGCACCTTGTGTCCAGTCACTGCCTGTCAATAATAAATCTCTACGTCTACGCATCCATTCTGTGTAATCTACTGGTATACTGTTATCTACTAACGCACCATCAACCACTAACCAATTTTCAGGATCTTCTACAAAACCCGTGATGCTGGATAAGCCTGCATTGCGATCTAAAAATTGTGTCAATTGAGCGTCTGTAAAACGTTTTACATTTGTGATTTGACCACTTGTTGATTTATACACTATTCTATAAGTCATTATTTTTCACCTTTTGTAACGTGTATAATTTCATACTTCATACCAAAGAATGCTCTAGGTGCTGTATTTGAACTGCCAATATCAGTGAAGCCTACTAGAGTAACATCTACGTTTGCGGCCACCATATCGTTTGCAACACCTGCATACGTTGTGGGATCTGTGCTGAACTTGTATGTTGCAACACTTTGTGGTGGGAAGTCAGTGATGTTTGTTGTGGTAATTTTCAGTGCTGTAGGTTGTGTTGTAACTGTGGTTGCATTTGCAAATTTTATGTTTGCTTCAACACCCCAACCTAAATCAAATGGCCCACTGATAGAACCACCCAATGTGCCATATCCACTTATACTGTAGTCACCTACTTCTGCACCTGTTAAATCATAATTATCTGTTGGTGCTACTGGCAAGAATGTTGTGCCACTTACTACACTTAAATTAGCCGCTGGTGCATCTTCCAATTGCACACCTGCAGTAAATGTTGCAACTGCTTCTTTTGCCACATAATTTTTTGGTTCTAGTGCGATGTTTGCAGTAACATTGCTTTGACTTGCAACACCTGTGATGCTGTCTTTACCACGTATGCTGAATTTTGCCAAGTTGAGATTTGCAGTTAAGAAATCATTACTGCCTAATCCACTCAAAGGCACACCTAACACAGGTTTGTTGTTGGTATCAAAGTATTTTGTGCCATGCGGTGGTTTGAATGTATACACCGTGTTGTTTACTTCACCTGTTGTGCTGACACCTTGTGGTTGTAATTCAATTTCCATGGTGTCATAAAAATTGTTATTTGGGAAATCATATTCAAAACTGATAAAAGGTCCCACTAGTGGACCAAATGGACCCAATGCAATAGGTTGCGAACCTGGAGGCAATTGACCTAAATCAAAACCTGTGCTGGGATCAACAATGTTTGCATTACCATCACCATCTGGATCTGCCACCAATGTGATGTTGCCATAATCAATCAAACCATTACCCCAGTAATTACTCCAACTAGGTATGCCACTAGCACCAGGTGCACCACGTTGTGTAACATCAGTGTGTGTATACACTGAATCATCATATTCTAACAATATCAACTTCACAGTCAGCATGCCTACATCATCTTCTTGTTCAATGGTTCGCATACAACGGAACAATTTATCTGTGAATGCATATTCTGTGTTGGTCAATTTCACAATGTCACCCACATCAATTTGAATAGCACTGTAGTCTGCAGTGAGTTCTACCACAGTGCTTATTCTACTTTGACGCAGGTCAATGTTTGCTAGGTTCTCTACTCTGGCATTGTCATTAACTAAGTCATAACGTGTAACTAATCTGTTATCTGGTTCATTTGGGTTTCTATCACCACTAGGTGTTGTCACAAAAACTGTGTCTGTTTGATCTTTCTTGATCACAGCAGGATATTCACATTCTATTTCATTGTATAAACTGTATAGGTCTGTGCCTGATACATCTATGGCACCAATAACATTATCATCATTCAATACAAAAGCCGCTGACTTTTCAGCAGTGGTTGCGGCTCTGTTGGGGACTACGGCAAATTTACCTTGTTTTGGATTGTATGTGAAAAATGTTGCACAACTTTGTGACAACTTATCGATGTTTGATTTTGTATCAACATAAGTGCTCAGCATGCCATCTATTTTCCAACGTTGATGCGTTGTGCTGACATTGCCACTGGTTGTGACTGGCACTAATGCAGTAGAATAATCATATAGGTCATTGAAACTGGTTAAATCTAAATCTGCACTGCTGAGTCCTGCACCATAACGTGAATTTTGCAGATAATCCAACATCACATTTGAAGGTTCGCTCAAACTGTTTGTGATATCAAATGTTATGGCATCTAGACCAGTGAGCTGATTCTCAGGATCATAATCTAATTCAAATACAGCATAAACTAGATTTGCATAATTTGTTTGTGCTGTGATTGTGGGCAACAATGTGGTTGCACTCACACCACCTGTGGTAGGAAAGATTTGGTCGCCACTGCTGGTGCCACCTGCATACACTCTACAACGCATTTTACCTGCAACTTCATTAGAACCTGTTGCGTTAGGGTCAGTTACACTTTGCACAATGTGAGCACTGCCACCTGTGCCAAAGTTCAATTTCTGATCACCTCTGTAAATGTTTTGAATTGTGTATGAGCCCGAATCTGTTTCTTCACCAATAACCATCACATACACCATTGTGTTGTTTTGATTCTTGATTCCTGCATCCACAATGATTGCACCTGTGTGGTTTTGACCATAGAACACAGGTATTTTGTTATCTGTGCTGGGTGCTAACTGTATTTTTACACCTGGATCTTTTTGATTGCCTAAACTGGGTGCTTTGAACACACCTAATGCTTTTGCAGTAGCCATTGAAAGACCACCTGCAATCACACCTGCTACAAGTGTTCCTGCAAAACTCAATCCAACACCTGCTATGGTAGCAAATGTTCCTGTTAAGCCGATTGCTCCTGCGATTGCGGCACCGATTGCTGTGAATACTGCCATTAGTTCTGACCCTCAAATAAAAAATTACGCTCTATGGGTTGCCAACCACGTTTTTCTAAACCTAAATCTGGTGATTGATCCATCAGTGTAAGTGTGAAACCATCAATTACACCATTTGCACGTAATTTTTCTCCATATGTTACGTATTTTTTCAACAATTTGTAACCCAAACTGCTGAATCTGTGCGATTCTTCTACCCACCATGCTATCTCCCTTAATGTTTTTACTTCAGGCAACCATGGATCTGAATTTATCATGCCTATGATCATGCCTTGTAATTCTCCTTCCACTTCACCTACTAACACACAACCATTTTGTATGATATGGCAAAGCAATTTACGCACATACACATCATTGTATTGTGGATTGTGATGTGCTTGATAAGGAGATGAATTAGCAAAATTAATCATCATCTCCATAACTCTGTCAAAATCCTCTAAACCTGCACTTCTAATCTTCATGTTATCTTTCTTGTTGGAAATTTCTATTTGTTCTTCCGCGGCCTCCGCCTCCGCCTCCGCCGCCACCATAACCTGTGCCTCCTGTGAACTCTCTACCAAAGTCAAATCCCACGTTGTGTAGTTCTGGCACACGGTCAAATGTTTCATCACCTGGTTCAAATTTACGTCTATCAATTGGTGATGTTCTCTGTCCTGCTTCTCTGTTTTCCAATATGGTGTTTATGCTGGCAACTTTTACTGCAATGCTTTTCACAATACTGCTGTCCAATATTGACACATCTTCTGATATAGAAAAGTTAGTGATCACACCTTTGAAACGTTGATACACATTGCCCGAATCGATTTCATAATCTTCACCTAAAAATGCACGACGTATAATTACTTCACCGCCTTTGATAGGTGCCGCCAACATGGTTTGCACATAGTCAGTAT